TTGTGCTTGTCTTAAAGTAGATTCTCTTGCTGTTTTAGGTAATGGTGCAGCTTCTTGTTGTTCTATCAATGCTTTTTGTTCTCCATATGGTAAACCAGGTATTCTTCTAATAGTTTGTGTATTGTCTTGTGTATTTATAGCAGCAGGTTGTACATTTGTACTTCTACCATCAAACGCAGCTTTTTGTCTATTTCTTAAAGTAGATTCTCTTGCTGTAGCTTGACCTTTATTACTAGAACTCCTCGTTGCCATCTTGCTCCTCATCATCATCAAAAAACATAAAAGTAGAACTTATAATCATATAACCAAAAGGAAAAGCAAGTGGTGGCATTTGATTTCTAAACATTCTTGGTTGTAGTACTTCTTCATCTAGCAATATGTCATCACATTTTTCATCAACATCATAAAGTGAGTTATGTACTATTTCTGCAAATTCATTATTAACTGACATTATCCACCCATACCTTGTAATAGCTGTGCTATGCCTGGTGGTGGACCTTGTGGTGGCAAAGTCTGTCCACCAAGCAATTCTTGTTCTGCTGTTGGTATCTCTGGCTCTTCTGCTGTAAAGAACTTATCTAAGATATTTTGCATATCATCAGGATTCTTTCTTATCTGCACAACAGCCATAGTTGCTTTAGCATCACCCTGTTGGGCTTGTGCTAGTAATGTATCAAACAATACACTATCAGCTTTTTCTTTTGTAATTCTATCGTTTACTCTTACCAAGTTATCTAAACCATCTAGGTTCTCTTGTAAAGTTTGTCTATCAATAATACCTGCTTGAAGTAATTGCAACCCTGTTACAATTTTCTGTGGTTCATCATATCCAGCCATAGCTCCATACACTCTGCGTGTTTTAAAACTACTTGCTATATCTTTTGTTGGTTCGTAAGTTTCAGAGTAAAAAGTATTATCCATATATCCTGATAATGGTTTAGTCTGTCCACCATACATTTTCTGATCCCACTCTAATCTTTTAGTGTCAATCATCTCTATAGCATCTGACATAACTGTGTGATACTCTCTAATCATAAGTGACATAGATGCACCTAGTTCTTCCAATCCTCTACCTGTTGCGAAACTAAGTGGTGATTGTGAATCATCAGATACAGGATAAGAACCACCAACACGAAGTTGTCGTTCTATTCTGTCTATCTGTTGAAATATCTGATAAGGAACATTAGATGCTGGTTTAGAAACTTGTGTACCAGGAGCTAGATAATTAACTGCAAATCTACCTTTTCTGTATTGTCCAGATTCTATCTCTCCTGATATGTTAGTTTCAGTAAATACTGCATCTTCCATAGCTATTATTGACATCACATTAATCTTTGCCATAGAAGCCATAAGTCCTATGATTTGGTCATACTGTCCTTGTAATCTGTCAAATGCAAATTTCTTTGCAACAACAAACGCAGGACCACTATCTAGTGGATTTGGTATGAAGTCAAGAATAGTTGCAGAGGTCATATGGAAAATATAAGTTCCTTCTTCGTTGTAATACTCTGCTATTAAGTCGCCTTCTCCATTTGAATTTGCCCAACTACCATTGTAAGAATCTGTGTAAGCAGAAGCATACGCATTACCAATACCTAATGTGTTAGTTGCATACGCATCTTTTGACATAATTTTTTCTGCAAACTTAGGATAAACTTTTGCAAGTGATTCTTTAGGTACTCTACGAATAATAGCCATTTCTTTTGGTTGTTGGTCTGCACCAAAGTAACCAGGAAAACAGTTGTATGGGTCACGAAGTTCTGCACAAGGATAAGGTGTTCCGTTAGCATCTTTCTTTTCTCTAATTACCCATACAGCAAAACCATAACCAGGTAGCCATCTACCTACTTGTGGCATTTGTAAATCTAATTTCTGTACCTCATCATAAGCATTTACTATTCTGCCTATCTTTTCTGCTTTCTGTCTTGCTCTATCAGAATCTTTACCATTAGGTACATCTACTTTTAAGTTAGGAATACGACCTATTTTCTGTGATAAGTGTTCTAATCCTGACATCATCAAGTTAGGTACAGGTATTTGAAAGTCTTGAAAACCTTTTAGTTGATCGCCCAATAAAGCCATAATACCATCAGGTCCACCATTCATAATTGCACGAATACGACCTCTAGTAGAATACGCACTCTGATTATCAAAGTGTAACTGTGTAATCTGATATTGTAATTCTTCTGGTTTCATTTTATCCCCAAGGGCTTTCGTTCATATCGCTTATATTCCATTCTCCAAAACTTGGCTTATAATCTAATCCTACCTCAGCTAATCTTTCTTTTTGCAATCTTCTTATAACTCTCATTGGAAACCAAGAAGCCATAACAACATCACTCTTATTATTTCTTCCAGATTGCTTACTAGCACCTGTAGAAAAATAAATTAATTGCCTACGATATATATTACTCTTAGTTTCACTTTCTGCACTACCATAAGGCAAACTTATTAGTTCCTCTTTAAATAATTCTCTCATACTTCCTACACCAAAGATAGGATCAAACTTGTTTTTCTGTGTCTGATGTCCTTCTAAGTAAATACCCATTCTTGCACAGTACTCTTTTAAATCTTTGTCTTGTCGTATTGCTCTCTGAAATCCATTCTCCTCTATAACCCAATGTGCAAGTCCATACTTCTCATACCATTTCTTTATAGTTTCTTTAGCCTGTATAATTCCACCACCCTTTTCGTTTTCAATATCTACCATATACATTTTTCCTGTATCAGTATTTACTGCCCATAAGAAACAAGCCTGAAAACCTGTAGAAGCAGGGTCAAGTCCTGCAATCAATCTTGTATTAGCTGGTAAGTGTCCTATAGTTCTATTTACATCTCTGCACATATCTACTTCCTCAACATCAAACATTGTTATTCCATCAACAAATGCTTTGTTAAGATACACCATTTCAAAGATAGCTTTACCACCTGTAGTTTCAGCAGCTTGTAAACGAGATAACAACCACTTGTAAGTACGCTTGGTTTTCCATAACATACAATCTGTATGTATAGTTACATCATTTTCTGGAAGTACACACTCTGTGCTATGTGCTTCCTCTACTATCTTTTCCATTTGTGGGTTTTCTAAAAGAAAGTTATATAAATCTTCAGGGTGCTGTCTTGAACCTATAACAACAATAGCTGTATGTTCCTCTTTACGAGATGACAAAGTAGTTGTCCACCATTGTCTAGTTTGTTCTCTAGCACTAGGTTGTATTGTTGTGCCGTGGTCCTCAATGTCATCTGCAATAATTAAGTCACAATCACGAGATAGTATCTTTCCACCTTTACCTACAGCAACCATAGTAGGTGATTTAATACCAGTTACAGTTCTGTTAGCTACAGTAAACTGTCCTGATGTCCAAGATTTACCTGACCTGCTTTTTGGTTTAAATGTTTTACCAGGTCCACAAAAATCCTCTATAAGTTTTTCGTTATGTTCTAAGTGATCTACTACAGCACCTACAGCATTCTTTGCAATCTCCTCGTTACCACCAACCCACATAATTCTTACATTTGTATTTTTACATATCTGCCATATAGCAAAGTGTGTAAGTAAGTCTGTTTTTCCGTGTCGTGGTGGTGATAGAATCATTTGTTCTCCACCTTCATCTATAGCTTTAAGTATTGCTTTAATCCATCTCTGATGAAAGTCTGCTGTTTCGTATGGATCGCCTGTTTCTGTCTGAAAGTATCTATCTCTAAAATCCTCAAACTTACCTAATGACTTAATAGCTTCATCAGGTGTGGACCATTCTTTTTGTAATTCTAAATTTTCTTTATCTACTAAGTATGCTTCGTGCATCTTAGTTACAACTGATTTGTTTACTCCGTATATATCAGCTACAGCAGTCTTAGCAATTAAGTCTTGTTCTACTTCTGCTGCAAAGTTTTCTATATAGTCCTGATAATACTCTCCACGAGTAACAGTCATCTGTGTTGTAAATTCTTTTTTCTTTTTATCTTTAGATCGTTTATGTTGTGCTTTACGACTGCATTGAACAGTACAATATTTTTTATTGTTATGTTTAGCTGTAAACTTTTTCTCACAGCCAGGATTGGCACAAACTTTTCGTTCAGCCATTATTTTTTAAATCTTTTTTTATAAGATTCCATTTGTTGTTCTGTAAATATAATTCCATTAGTAGATTGATATTTATTATTTTTAATTTTTTTAAATTGCATTATTTTTTCTTTGGAAGTCTTTTAATCTTTCCATTTTCTGTTCTAGCAAACCTGTGTGTTTTGGTTTCTCTACTAGGAATAAGAGTTCCATAATATCTTTTGCCACCATACATCCAACTTACCTTTGCCATAATACTCTCCTTACCAAGCTCTACACGACCAATATCGTGCAGATGTTTTATCCTTAGCTGTGCTGCATTTGTGTCTAGCACGAAACGAAGCACGAGCTTTAGGATTGTTTTTCCTAATCTTCATATTAGGGTCGCCAAACATAATTTTCTTGACTTTCCCATTTTTCATTACAAAGACTTTAGACTTCTTACGACCATAGCCAGGCTCACCCTTACGAATAGGGCTAGGTGAATTTAACTTCACTTTCATTCCTCGCCATTCAGCCATTATCTACCTGCTATTAATTTTCTAGACCTTCCGATTCTTTTGCGAAATGCATCTAGTTGTTCTTGTTCTTTTTTAGAATATTTATCAAAAGTTGTTATATTACCAAATGTAATTTTTTTAATTTTTTTACCATCTTGTACATAAACTTTGTATGTTTTTTTTCCATACTCTGATTCATTTTTAGC